GGATCATTAGCAAATAACAACCAAGGTCTTATCGTTTCAACAGATCCCCTTCTAGATACTCTAAAAGTTTGGGTTAAAGGAGTTGTGTCTAAATCCTCAACCATAATAGTGCTCATGTAACCTCTCTTAAGTTCAAGGTAGTGTCGTATAGACTAAATGCTGAGTTAATTATCTCGGGCTTGTTAACCATATAGAACGGTCCTGCGAATCTTTCAAAATCATTTATAATAATCTCTGATTCATCAACGATTACCCATATAGGCTCTGTAGTTCCGTTAAAATCATATATGCCTAGCAATTGATCTACTTCAGTCTTATTCATTAGTTTAATCTTGGCACCGTTAATAGATCTTTGTCGTGTTATCTTATCTATAAATAATTGGTTGTATCTGTTTCTTTGGATCTTTGATAAGTCATCATCTAGGAATGTCCACCCAAAATCTATATTGTTATCTGCCATTTGAACAAAACTTCCTATAAAAACATTATTTAGCTCAACGAATGCACCACCGCCAGAAATGGTTAATCTCCAAAACCTATGTGACTCGGCAGTGAATGTTACAAAACCAAAATTAAACTCAAAATTAGGTATTAATAAACTATTTGTAAATGCAGGAGAGGAAAAGTCTGATGTTGAGTTACCCTCAATCACTATCGTAGAGAATCCGAATCCTTGTAAGTGATCACCCTTTATAAGAACAGAGTCAACAGCTTCTATAGTCTTAAAATCAAATGTTATTGATGCTGAGTTTGTACCTGTGGCAGATCGCCAACCTTTAGTCGTTCGTGGATCTTTGGTATTCTCAGTGGGGAATAATGCATTCTCACTGGTAGCATTTGTAGTAGTGGTGTCTTGAGTTACTAAATTAAAGTTAAAGAATTTTATATTACTCATACTGCAAATGCGAATCCTGCTTCGCCCTCGTCTCTTACTGTTCTTGCTATTTCACGCCCGTCTATTTGAACTACTGTGGGCTGACTATTCAATCCCTCAAGTGCTGATAATATGGCTTGCTGTGTTTGTTGAGACTGAGTTAAGTCACCTTGGATAACACCCTGTTGTGCACGATTAAGAATTAACTCACCCGAGTTTACGTTGGCAGTTACGTTATCACCGCTAAATGAAGTGCCAGGAACTACCCCGCCTTGCTGAAAACTAGGTGGTTTAGACGCTGCTATTTTAGCTAAGTTAGCTGCCGTTGCGACCCCAACTAATGTTGCTAATATAAAGTTAAATGGAGGCGGTGCCGATGCTAAGGCTTTTTGTACAGCTGCAATTCCGTCAATTGTACCTGTGGCTAATGCCGCTGCCTTACCAATGGCAAATAGTGTTTTATTATTACTTGATTGCAATGTAGATATAGTGCCCAATGTGGACTTAAAGTTAGCTGCCCTTCCTGCATTGGTATTCTTTTCAAAATCAAATAAAGATTGCAGACCTTTTTTATCAGCTTCCAATTGTGCTTTTTTAAGTTTAGTTAATGCTTCAGATTGCTTACCTGCCCTTAGTAATTCATCAACCTCTCTCTTAACTTGAAGTGCTTTTGTTCTACCAAGGTTATCTTCTAGTGCAGCGAAATCTTCATCAGCTCTTATTTGCGATAGTTCTGTATCACCAGCCCGTCTTTCTGCTTCAATTTCTTCCTGGGTAAGTCTTAGCGCCTCTATTAGAGTAATCCTTTTACTCTCTGATGCTGCTGAGTCTGCAGCTGCCTGTTCTTCTCTTGCCTTTTTATCTGCAGCCCTTTGAATATCTTCTTGCTCTTTCTTTTCCTCTATTGCACTTAACGCCTTGAAACCATCTTGCAATCGTTTAAGATTTGCTTCCGCTACTGCTGTGCCAATGCCAGCTTCACGTTTCTTAGAGATTTCGTCTTGAACTTTAAATATTTGTTGTTCAATATCAATTAACTCGACCTTAACAGCTCTTAATCCTTTGTTAACAGGATCAGTAAAGTTATCAGTAAAGAACTTACCTGCTCCAGCAGCGGCTTCAACCATTGCAGTGAAGAATCCCGTGGTCGCCTTAGTAGCTGCGAGGAATCCTTCTTTATTTTGTTGAATGAATTCAGTTATTATTTGTACAAGCTCTTTGAATTGAGGAAGTAGTTGTGTGCCTATGTCACCAGCTAGTTGATTGAAATTATCATTCAATGTGGATATTAAGCCTTGTAGGGTTTGGCTTCGCTTGGAGGTAGCATCAAAGAATGTTCCACCCTCTTCTGTTAATGACTTAAATGCCTCTTCAAACTCCGCGAACCCAACCTTGCCAGATGATACTAAACTTCTAACCGCTGATTCGCTAATCCCAAATGATTTAGCTAAGGCAGGACCAATGATAATCCCTCTTTCTTCTAATTGAAGTAATCTCTCACCTGTTAACTTACCTGCTGCGGAAACTTGAGCAAAAATCAATCCAATCTCCCCCAAATTCCTGCCTGTACCAGCAGCGACATCACCCAATACCTTTAACCGGCTCACTACCGTACTTGACTCAAACCCAAATGCAATAAGGCTTTGAGCAGTCTTTGCTAATTCGGGAAATTCAAACGGAGTAGCTGCAGCGAACTCTTGAATCTCTTTTAGAACTAAAGCGGCTTTCTCAGCAGATCCAGTGACAATCTCAAACTGAGTGCCAAGCGTTTCCAATAGAATGGTTTGATCTTTTATAGTGCCAAAGAAATCAGATGCTGCCCTTGTGATAGCGCCAAATGCACCTATGATTGCTTGCCCAGCTATAACACCTATTGCTGTTTGAGATGCAGTGCTTAGACTTTTAAGACTTTTTTCTAGTTTCTTAAATCCAGTAAGTTGTTTCTTTCTGCGTTTAGATTCCTGTGAAGCAGATTGCTTTTGTTGACTCTCGAACTTCTGAGCAGCTTTACTAACGGAGTTAAATGCCGCTAAAGCCTGTTTCTCATCAGCGGTTAGTATGATCTCGACTTCGTTTGCCATCTACTTCCTTGTTTTTGACATTCTTTTCATCTTTGCGTCAGACTGACGTTGCTTTTCTTCCCTGATTCTACATTCCATAGAATACATTAGAGAGAATGCGTCTACAAGTTTAGCTGGCTGATCATATAAACCACCCGTATTAGGCAGTATTCCCTTTTTGTAGTCCTCATATAACCCCACCAGATTCTCTGCTGCCTTGGAATAGAAATTCCCTATACATGTAAAGTACTCAATCCTGTAGTTCTTGGTTTGGGTGAAGTTAACGTGTTTATCTTTAATGTCTTGGCATGATCGGGAAAGTTGTATCTTAGCGGGGTTTTTAGCCTTAGCTAGACAATTAAAACAATTAAAAGGTTGGTTATCCTGGTTAATAATCTCATAGGTGGTGATGATACTCACATAGTCTGATTCGCTAAGAGAATTATAACCCGATACCAGCGCCTTAAAGACATCCCAAAACACAGGTATTGGGTTTGTTACTTTTTTACGCCAGATTCCTCATACTTAATAGAAACGCCTTTAAGTTTCTTGCCAGTGATGGGATCTTTAATAGTTTTGGGGATTTCTTCGTTGATTTGCCAAAAAGAAACTGGGATTTCTCGTAGATTAAGATTAAGAAGATCGCCAACACATTCTTCTGTGAGAATATTGTCTTCAAACTCAAGCTCATAGATCTCACCATTGGGTCGCTTAACACCCTCGATCTCTTTAACCATATATTGAATAATGATTTTAAGACCCCTGAGTGTATCTTCAAACACAACTCCGCCCTCTCTCATTTCTAGTTCACCAATCTTTTGTTTAGCTTCAAATGAAAGTGGTGCAATTTTAAGGGTAATGTCGTTGATTTTAAGGATATATCTATCCTTAGATGTAGGTAGAATCATTTTACTCTCCATGTAAAAAGGCATCCATTCGGACGCCTTAATAATACGGAGATATTTATTGCAGGTCTAGATAAAGCTAAGGAATATGGAGTCATTCCCGTCTTCTCTATGTGATTGCCAACTAATTTCGTTGGTCGCAATTCCTTCTGCATCACCAACTGAATCTTCTGTAATCTTAGCCTGTGGAATCCAAAATGCTGCAATGTCCTCAAAGGCTGTCGGTGCTAAGGTTGTAGAGTTTTGAGTTGCACCTACTGATGCGTTTAGTGCGTATCCAAAGATTGAGATATTATCATTTTGTTTAAAGATATCAAACAATGAATCACCACCACCGAAATCATCATCGGCATCGTCGAGGTATGGGTCCATTGATCCAGTGACAGTCTGTTTAGTAAATCTGGATGCAATCTTACCGTTCTCAGAACAGGTACTTGTGATGAATCCTATTTCATTCTCAATAGACCATGAAAAGTTATTCATATCTAATTGAGTTCCGTTAATAAAGATACATGCGTTTAATATGATAGGCGGTTCAGCAGCATCGAATGCAGGAGTGAATCCTGGTGCACCGTCTAGTCTAACGAAATCTAATCCCTCTAAGGAGAAGTTAACATTAGCAACACTACCAGTGGTGAAGTTTTCAAGAGAGGCTGACACACACCGGAGACCGATGTTCCTTTCTTCAACTTCACCACCAATATATCTAGTTGCTGAAATGGTAGCTGCGTTTTCACCATCTATAAAATAAGTTGTTAAAGCTGCCACTGATACACCATCTGAAGGTGCACCATTTAGCAATGCAAATTCTAACGTAACAGTTGTTCCAGTAATTGCTTGAACTGGTCTCATCTCAAATGCCCCTGTTTCCTTAATTAGCAAACTATCGCCAACAAGGAATGGATGAGATGCAAATGTTAAAACTGTTGATGTGTTACCAGTAGTGGTAGCTGCTGTAACTGCTGTTCTTTTACCACCGAGACAGTTCTTATAAAGTAAATCAGTTTCGGGTGGATCACCTTCTGTACCGTCTGCTTTAAGTTCGACACCAATTGTGCCGGACACAGATCGTTGCCCTGTTCTAGCAGCAACTAATTCGAGTGAATCTGTTAAGTTGTTTCGTGAAATTAATTCTTTGCCTGGTGTGAAATCCAGACCGTCCTCAAGTACCTCTATAAAAGAAGCGCCAGCAGCCGGTGCTACATACGTGCCCTCAGTT